TGTTTGGTGGTTTGTATATTTATGTTTACCTTTGAGTATAATTAATAATTAAATATTATGACAACACTTAAAACAATAACAATCGAATTCTCAAAAGACTTATACGAAATGGAAGTATGTCAAGCTAGTAGCGGAAAATTGTTTTACTACATCTCAATCAACGGGACTTTTAGCAAGGGATATCAGAGATTGTCCAAAGAGCTTAGAAAATTTTTTAAACTAGAAAAATAACTAGACATGAACTGGCATAAAAGATACAAAGCAATGAAGTCTGGGTTAGGGTTAACTAACTCAGACATTGCTGATATAATTGGTAATAGTTCTGACTCTGTTAAATCAGTTACACAACCAAATAAAGAGATTCCACGTTGGCTTAAACTTGCTATCGTTGTTTATGAGCGACTAAGTATTAAATAACTTTAAAGTGTATGATTAGTAGCGGATTAAAACGCAGTAACCTATCAAATTATAACAGAATTAAATAAATATTATTAACCTTTAAATAAGACATAAACCCGCTATTATTTTTATACGGTGTTGTGCATAGTACGATTATGAAATTAATTATAGAACAAGAAGAAGAATTAACTGATTTTCCAGGTTTAGCTAAAGACCAACAAGAATTATATGATAAATACTATAAGAAAAATGGATGGCTTTTTGATAAAGATTTAGAGGTTATTTATTATGAGGTTGAAATACCGTTTATGCCAATAGAGGGACAAAGATTAGTAACAAAAAGCGGTATTTCTATTGTTAAATACGCTATTTATGAAACAGAACAAGAAGAAAACAGTACTTATTTTAATAGAAGTAGGATTGTGGTTTGCGATGAGTAGTATTATGCACAACAAAGAAATTCCAAGTTGGCTTAAACTTGCTATCGTTGTTTATGAAAAAAAAAGTGATGATTTAAAATAAAAAAGGGTTATTATTTCATTATATAAATAGAGATTAATAATAATTTTATTTAAATTATGGATAAGAGAAAGAATAACGGAGGTCATAAAACAGCTGGAAGGAAGTCTAAAGCTGAAGAAATCCAAATGATTGAGAGGCTTACTCCATTAGAACCTAAAGCATTTAAAGCATTAGAGAAAGGAGTAGAGAAAGGAGACTTTAAATATGTTCAGATGTTCTATCACTATTATGCTGGTAAACCAAAAGAGACAAAAGACATAACCATTAATTCAGAACAACCTTTATTTGATTTGTAGATGTTCCAAACAACTACAGCTATAAAGAAGTTGCATTCTTTAAAAAAGAGAAAGAAAGTAATTCAAGGAGGAACATCTGCTGGAAAGACTTTTGGTATACTTCCTATTCTTATAGATAGATGTATAAGAACACCTAACCTAGAGACAAGTATAGTATCTGAATCAATCCCACATTTGCGCCGCGGCTGCATACGAGATTTTTTGAAAATTATGCTTTTAACCAATAGGTTTAGAGATGTTCAATGGAATAGATCATCCTTAACTTATACGTTTTCAAATGGTTCTTATATTGAGTTTTTCTCTGTAGAACAACCAGACAAATTAAGAGGAGCAAGAAGGAATGTATTGTATGTGAATGAAGCAAACAATGTTCCTTTTGAAGCATACAACGCCTTGTCAATAAGAACATCAGGAGATATATGGATTGACTTTAATCCAACTGCTAATTTTTGGGCACATAAAGAGATAGCTGGTAATGATGATGCAGACTTTATAACTCTTACATACTTAGACAATGAAGCATTACCTCAAACAATTGTAGATGAGATAGAAGCTGCAAAAGAGAAAGCAAAAGACTCTACCTATTGGAGTAATTGGTGGCAAGTATATGGACTTGGTCAGATAGGTTCTTTAGATGGTGTATGTATTACAGACTGGAAAGAGATAAAAGAACTACCAACAGAAGCAAGACTACTTTGTTATGGAATGGATTTCGGTTACTCAAATGATGAAACCACATTAATAGGGTTATACAAATACAACGATGGGTATATCTTCGATGAGATTATCTATCAAAAGAAATTACTAAACATAGACATCTCTAATCTGTTAACTTCAAACAATATAGAGGGTGTAATATATGCTGATAGTGCAGAACCTAAATCAATTGCTGAACTAAGAACATACAAGCATAATGTGTTACCATGTACAAAAGGAAAAGACTCAATTGTATATGGTATCAATCTCATCAATCAAAACAAAATCTTTGTAACCAGTAGAAGTAAGAACTTAATAAAAGAGTTACAAAGTTATACTTGGATGAAAGACAGAGAAGGGAATACTATTAATAAACCTATTGATGCTTTTAACCATTGCATTGATGCAGCACGTTACGCAATCTCTTCACAACTAAAGAATCCAAACAAAGGGAAATACTTTATAAGGTAATGAGTAATATTCAAATGATAGCTATAGTAGAATGCTTTATACATCATAGAACTGGTAAACAAGTACGCATATCAAAGCCAACAAAACCACAACATTTTTTACTTCTTACAAAAGCTTATGAAAATAGTTTGCCTTATTTCATAAAATAGCTTCATTTTTTCATTATATATAAAAGGCTTTTAAATGAAGATAGAGATAAACGTACCAACATCATTAAGCGAGATTACTTTACGACAGTATCAAAAGTTTTTAAAGATACAAGAAAACAATCCAGAAGGTAATTTCTTGGATGCAAAAATGATAGAGATATTTTGTGGTATTCCTTTATCTGATAGCTATAAATTAAAGATGGGTAGTGCTAGTGCTATCATAGATATTCTTTCCGAACTACTTAGTAAAACAGATACAACCCATGTAGATAGGTTTAAACTATATGGAGTTGAGTATGGTTTTATCCCAGACTTAGACGAGATGAGTTTAGGAGAATATATTGACTTAGATAATAATGCTTCTAAGTGGGAGACAATGCACATAGCTATGAACGTATTGTACAGACCTATAAAAGATAGTAAAGCTGGTAGATATAACATTGAGGAATATACAACAAGCAATCCTGACAAGATGTTAGATATGCCATTAGATGCAGCAATCGGTTCACTTTTTTTTTTTTATCAACTCGGAATCGAATTATCGAAACATACGATACTCTCTTCCAATCCTCAGGAGCTGAAGAACATACAAGAGCATCTAACTTCGGAAAAAAATGGGGATGGTATCAATCAATTTTCTCGCTCTCTGGAGGAAATGTTAGAAAGTTTGAAGATATCACTAAACTAAATTTTCATCAATGCTTTACTTTCTTGTCATTCACAAAAGAGAAAGCAGAGATAGAAGCACAACAAATAAAAAGTAAGTTTTAAATGAAGGGATTTTATCAAGTAACGGAAACAATTAAGGATCAACTCTTGGCTGACGCAAATGTCAATACAGTAACAACTGGAGACATCACAAGGATTGATTTATCTAAGCAGACGATATATCCTTTATCACATTTAATAGTAAATAATGTAAACAATGAAGACAATGTTTTACGTTTCAGTCTATCTGTTCTTTCTATGGATATTGTTAATGTTTCGAAAGAACCAGTTGTAGATATTTTTATAGGAAACAACAACGAGCAAGATGTACTTAACACACAATTAGCAGTACTTAACAAACTAGCACAAGTATTGAGAGGAGGAACATTACACCAGAACTTGTATCAGCTAGATGGTAATCCAAGCTTAGAACCTTTCTATGATAGGTTTGAGAATGAGATGGCTGGATGGGCAATGACATTTGATGTGATTGTAAATAATGATATCAGTATATGTTAAAGAACGTACAAGAGGAGCTGAACAGATTTGCAAAGTATGTAATTCAACAGTCACGAACAAATCTAACAAAAGGTAAGTCTCCTTATGGCTCTAAGAATAATACTAAACAACTATACAATAGTTTAAAGGCTGAGAAAAAAGCAAACCCTAATAGTTTCTCTCTTAGTTTTATGATGGAGGACTATGGGATGTTTCAAGACAAAGGGGTAAAGGGTAAAACATCAAGTAGCAAAGCACCTAATAGTCCTTTTAAGTTTGGAAGTGGAACTGGTAAAGAGGGAGGATTAACAGAGGGGATTAATAAATGGGTAAGAAGAAAAAGGTTTCAGTTTAGGGATAGGAAGTCTGGCAAGTTTTTGAGTTATGATAGTACTGCTTTTTTAATTACAAGAAGTATTTATAATAAAGGGATCAAACCTAGTTTGTTTTTTACCAAACCATTTGAGAAAGCATTTAAGAATTTAGACAAAGACATAATAGAAGCATACAAATTAGATGTTGAAGAACTATTAAAATTTACAACCAATGGCAATAATAAAAGTTAGGAGTCCACATTTTTTATCTGT